CGGCTCAATAATGCCGGCGCAAACCGTAGAGGCGGACCAGTTGGAAATTTTCCTCCTGGTGATCCCCGTCATGTTAATCCGGCTTTGGCGTTAGCTATCGCAAACCGATTAGGTGATTATGGTCCTGGTAATATTGTAGCACAATTACCAGAAGATCACCTGGACGACTTACCAGAATGGACACACCAATGGAAGAAAATTGTGTGTGAATTCATTCATAGTGATTTTCCTAAGGTAAAATGTTTATTCCACCGGGAAGAATTAGATTCATACGGCGTGGACAGTATGTTGATGAATCCCCTAGGAACGCCCTTTTGTGGCATCACTGCTATAGATTTAGCAGTCGGAATTTTGCCCAAGCCGGATGTGTATTTGAAAAGAGCTAAGTATTTGGAAAGTCCTTTTAAATTAGGTACTAGTACAAACTTGGCGAAACATGCTTTTAACAGAGGAGTCAATTTGCGAATTATTATACCTTATGGTAATGAAATACCCACTGAATATTACGATTATTGTAATGATCAATCGTGGCGGTGGGTTATATTAGTTGTTAAGGATAACAATGGTAACAAATTAATGGCTGTACCTGACCAAAACTCAGTTAACCACGCTTTTTTAGTATTAGATGAAAAAAGCACTTATGAGCAAAATGACATTGTCACTATAAATTTCGAACCCGACATTAATGATCTATGGTTCTTAATTTTTGAGTTGGTAGCGTCGTTTTTTGCTACTAGTCTTTTTAGTTATTGCCTGATTTACGCTTGTAGAGAGACATCAGGACTTTTCATCTTTTTCACTATTTGTGTGTCAGTAATCACTGGCAATATTGATGGTGCAGTATCAACTGAAACAGTTGAAAGATGCACTTTCATTGTTGGTGTCATTTCCAGTATATTACCTATTTTAGATGAACTGCTTTTCCTATATTTCAATTTTTCCAAGATATTTTTATTTCGTAAGGAGTATAAATTCATTGAATATAGGTATAACCCATCTAATCATGATAGGAGAAATATTAGGGAGAGAAGAGATTTAATTGAGAGTCAGGACTATTATGCAGTCTTAGAACTGCGCCCGGTATTCAGAATATTCGGGTTTAACATCATAGAACTAGATAATCCATACGTATGTATGGTTTTCGGGTTTGAACCTAAGGAAGAGGTTATAATATCAGTTAACCGCACAAACCAAATATTTAAAGAAATACAACTCTGTAATAGTAGCGAGTTGTCGGTTGCCTTAGTTAGCATGTTAAAAGCCAATTATCTAAACACAGATGATTCTTTACCGTTATTATACAAACACACTTCAGATTATTTAAAATATTGCCATAGTAATATGAAATTATGTGAGTCAAGGAAATTGAGAACTGTTGCTTATGCAGCTCAAGGTGCTTTGTCTTACATAGCAGATTTAAACATTGTTGGCATTAATCAATTTGCAGTTTGTGTTGGTAGTGGGTTCGCCATGGAAACTGATGGACCCAACTTAATATCCGTAGAAAAAGAATATATAAATAATGGATTTTTAAATTGCTATTTCAACAAAATTGTTGATAAAACCCGTAAAGCTATCAGTTTTGCTCCTCTATTTTCAATTTACACATGGTGCACCCAGGTCGGACCTGGTCATGTGTGTACCACAACACCCACCACTTTATTTGCTGCTATGGTTGGACGTAGTATGGTCAAAATACCTCACGAGTGTTTTGAGTTTTTACGGTTTTCATACACAGTCATCGATTGGTTAATATCCAATCTAGATTC